GTGTATTTTCTAATCCACTGCTTACCAACATCATTGATGTATTGATATTCCATATTATCGTAAGGTACATTAGACATATCAGATACTACATCAACAGACCCACTATAATCAGCCTTCAGTGGGTTATCTCTATCACTTTTCTTAATATAGTGGAAGAATACCTTGTATTCGGATGTGGGGATAGGGAATAATCGTATTTTGTTATTTTGTATCTCAAAAGAATATGCTGATTTTCGTATTTGATCGTTAAATTCTATACCCTGAATCCTTAGTAGATCAGCATAAACTGGCATCATAGTGAATTGAACGGCAGGTGAGCTATCACCCCAACCAAACCCATCAATTAAATTATTAACTCCACCACCTGATCCAGCGTATGGATCGAAATATCGAGTAACTGCAGGAGATTCGTCATGGAATACCCTCTTAATTTCAATTGCACCACCGCCATATTCGCTAGATGAAACGTCAGCCCATAAAGCGTTTAAATCGTAAGTTTGACTTCCACTGTTAACTGTTATAGATCCAGTATGATATGTTACATTTCCTTGACCTGATTCGACACCGTATTGTTCAGCAATGCGGATATTTCCACCCATTGTGGGGCTTACCATCTTATGAGTGACGTTAGATCCAGTCTCTTGACCTTGTAAATGTAATAAATTATCTTTAATATTAAATTGATTCACTTGTGATGAATATTCAGTAATAGATTCCTCAAAACACGCATAAAATTGCAAATCCTGCATCTCTATATCCATTAGAGGGTACCCCATTCTACGTGCAGCCCATATTGCTACCTTAGGTGCATCTGCTTGAAATGATGCGTCTGAGTCGTAGAATCCAAAGGGTGTATTTCCGCTGACAGCTGAGCCGCTGCCTGGCCAGATTGGTTCTGCCATTATAATCTCCTATGTGAAAGGTGTTGTTGTTCATTTATAAATATAAGATTTATAAGAAAATGATTATTAAATTGTAAGTAAAAAAAAAGCCCCAAATAAATGAGGCTTTTTTTATCTAACTGTGGTTAGAATTAAACGTAATTTACATCTGCAACGATGATTTTTCCGTAAAACTCAGATCTGACCATTTTCTTAGCGTAACGCGTCATTACCCCTTTACGTGGTGTAAAGTTGGTTGGATCATAAACCAATGGTGTCATGATTAATGGCACATATGGTGAATAAACCGCACCAGTTTCTAGGAAATTACTTCCACGGAAACCAGCTAAGATAGTGTTACCTTGCATGTATGGGTTTTTAAATACATTATAGCGGCTATTCAACATACCCACTTTCTGTACACCCATTGCATATGAATTAGACGTTGCAGCACCAGTATCAGCAGCATATCCAGGAATGGATTCAATGATAGTAGACACTTCAGGAGAAACTACGAGGAAGTTTGCACCACCACGAAGAGTTTTCTGATGAATTGCGTTACTAACAGCTTGAATTTTGTTTCCAAGTGTTTGGAACCATTCGCCTTTAGTATATGCGTTTGAGTTAGCTGAAGATTCTGCGAACAAGTTCGTTGCAGCATCATATTCAAAGCCCGGTCTAGCTGACCATTTTTCTGTTTTAGCTGAAGCGTTTGCCATCAACATATCAAGAATTTCCAAATCAATTTCCATTGAGATGTATTCTGATAACATTGAAGTCAATTCTGCTTCTGCATCAACACTATGATAAGCGTTAAGATCCTGAGCTAATTCTGGTGTCCATACTGCTTTCAACTTACGAGTTTTAGCAACAATAGGAATTGATTTCAATTGAATATCAATTTCAGGGATACCAGCATCAGTAGCAGGCTCTGATGGGGATGAGTCTTCAAAATCACCACGCGAGTAATCGTTAGCAGGTTGTACATGATACTTAACAGTCATATTACCAGCAATAGTAGCAGCAGTAGCGTCGACGATAAATGTTACGTTGTTGCCAGATACAGCTGAGTATTCAGGGTAATAATTGTCAAGTGCAGATACACCACTACCAGAGATTTCAAAAGCACGCACGCCATCCCAGTCAGCATTAGCTGCTACTGAAGATTTAGCGATAGTAACTTTTGTTAAATCACCTAATGATGCGGAAAGGTCTGGTTCGAAGTCAACATCTTCCCAAGTCACTGACCCAGTAGATGCAACTGCTGCTGTTGCGGACGAATCGTTAACCGAATATCCGAATTTACCAGCACCATATAACCCACCCGAAGCATCACCAGAACCAGAAGTATTACCATGAATATCTGTTCCTGTAGTAAAGCCAGGTTGAGCTGTTCCGTATTTAAAATCTAGATAGAAAATAAGTCCAGATGGAAGGTTCATAGGTTGTACAGAAACGAATTCCTGTGCAGCTAATTCACCAAAGATTCTACGTACTAAAGGAAGTGCGACACCACTCCATTCTTCAGAATTCGCAGAAGTTCCTGTTGAAGATGCTTCATCGATTAACTGACGTGCTTGATTTTCAAGCAATACAGCCATACCGTGAGTTTTATTCTCATCTTCAATTCCTTCCAATAGACCTGTTGGTTCCCATTTAGACACAAGTTGTCTAGTTTGTTCTAAAAGCTGACGCTGTGGGTTATACCCTTCCATCAACTTAGAGATTGAACTGAATTGTTCTTTTGCCATGTCTATTCTCCTATAGAATGTTGGCCAACTTCTTAAAGCGATTTCTCATATCTGAACCTTCACTGATTACTTCAGTTTTAGGTTTAGTTGAGGCAATTGCTTTTGAAGCTGAGCCTTTATTGTTTTCTTTAATTTTCACTTTACCGTTGAAAGATTCTGCAAGTGTAGAATACACTAACTTTACTTCTCTTAGGTTATGTGCTCTGTCAAACGTCTCAACAACTTTAACTTTTTGCTCATTAGACAAACCATAACTTTTAAATAGTTTGTTTGAAAACAATAATTTAGCGTTGAGTAGGTTTACTTCGTTCAACTTAGAACGTAAGTATTTTACTACATTGCGGTGCTCTTCGAGGTCACTTTTCAATGCGGCAACATCATCTGCCTCATCTAACTCTTCATCGTCTTCTGTTAAAGCCTTAAGCACTTCTTCAAGATCAAGTTCTTCTTCATCTTCGGCGCCTTCAACTTCATCGTCTTCGATTTCAAGCTCAAACTCTTCTTCGCCTTCGTCTTCAGTTTCAGTTTCAGTTTCAGTTTCAAATTCTTCTTCGTTCACTTCGTCTTCAAGTTCACGTAGAATAGATTCAAGATCTAATTCTTCTTCTTCTTCAGCTTCAGCTTCAGCTTCATCAGCTTCGTCTTCCATTTCCATTTCCATTTCTTCATCAGCTTCTTCAGCTTCGTCTTCCATTTCCATTTCATCTTCAACTTCAGCTTCAGCTTCCATTTCTTCTCCAGCTTCTTCTTCAGGTGCATCTTCGATCTCAACTTCTTCTTCAGCATATTCTGCTTCTTCTTCAGCTTCATCTTCCATTTCATCACCTTCCATTTCATTCTGAATCTTCTGTGAAAGCATAGACTTCAAACGAGGAGTAAATGCTTCTTCGAGAGCCATCTTAGCGTTAGCCAATGCAGTTTCACGAACCGCTTTTGCGTCAGCAATAGCATCTTTTAAAAGATCATCCATTGTTTTTCTCCATTATATTATAATGTGGATTTAGTAAAGTTATTATAAACTTTAATGTGGTTTCATTATCACGGTATACTATATAGAATGGCCGTTGATAGACCGGATAGTATATTTATTATATTATAAATATATATATTTTAAAAAAAATTCGCGATTATCTAAAAAAAATTAATCAGTTGACCTGATTTTGTCGTATTTGCGGCGTAATTTTACTTTATTTATATGTTCTCTACGTTCTGTAGATGGTTTTATGTAGAATTGCCGTTCTCTTAATTCAACCAACAACCCGGTATCTTTAACTTTGCGTTTCAACATTCTCAATGCAAAGTCTATGTTATTATTCTTTACTTTTACGTATATCACGTAACCTCCGATGTGGTTTTGTTTTAGTATAACTCTTCTTTAATAATGGATTTGATTATAGAGCGAATTGATTCATATTGCTTTTTCGATTCTATATATTTAGTCGCAACGTATCGCTCTTTACCGTATTTGGCTTGTGTCCATTTTTTCATTAGAGACTTAGGCATAGTTTCGTAAGCTTCAGACATATCATTGTTAACAAACCACGCTACACGTCTAGCATCAGCTGCAACCAGCTTTCGGTAACGGTTTTCTTCAAGCGTTTTCATAAACTTAACGATCTCTTTAACTGTGATTTTCTTCATTAGCTCTTCTCAATTTCACTTTTATAATTATCATCTATCCAATTAAAAAACTTTTTCTTTTTTTCATCATCCATATCAGCTGGTGATGATGCTCCGAACTTTTTAAGAGCTTTTGCGAAGAAATCCTGATATTTGCCCTCAGCTACAGTGTGGTCGTTGGGTACATCCTCACTAATATCATAATATCTATTTAAAATGTGACCCATATCTTCATACAAACCCTCCATGCGTTGTTGTAACGCATTAGCATCCTTAGCGATTTTAATAAATTCATGAGATTGGTTTTCTAGCATCTTCATATTCTTATTAATAGTAATTCTATCAAACCAATCGTCAGTTTCTTGAAGGGTGTGGGCTTTTGCTTTTTGGCACAACTCAGATAATCCTTTAGCAACGTCTCGTAATGGTGTGTCTCTATATATCAACTCACCCAACTTTCCGTATTTAGATACTTCTTCTAAGAAAGTCCCAGTGTCCACCTTCCTATCTTCTTCACCTACCCATTTCTCTTCTACTAAATCCCTTAACGACATTGAATTGATAGGTTTTTGAGTTACTACACCACCTATACCCCAAATTTCATTTAATAATTTCTTTAAATCATCCATTTAATATCTCCAGTTACTTTCTTAATTTATTATGTTTAGAATAAAATTCTTCTAATTCAACCATCTCTTTAACTTCATCTTCTACTTTGAAATCGTACGTCTCATCTATATATTTTACGATAAATTTATAATTTTTAACTAACAATTTAGCATTTTCTTTTAAATCACCTAAGGCGTTTCTAACAGTTTCGATTCGAATTTCATTTTCACCTGAACTCCTCTTATTATCATTAGGATTCATAATAATACCTATATATTTCGTGAAGTTTGTTAGTGTAGGCACTAAATTTTGAGCAGCTCCCAACATTCCTGCTGATAACCCTGTTAACGTTTTATCATCTTCACCTTCTGTTAGCTGTTGAATCCTATAATCTTTCCATTTATTTAAATTCATTATTTACCTCTAATGATATCGTTAATGATGTTTTCAATATTGCAATATTTATCACATGTTGATTTATCGACACTCTCATTTACTGGGTATAAAAACGCACCATGTGTGCTTGGGTTACTAACAAAGTCAAACGCTATAAGTTCGAAGTCATCCTGTACCTCTTGGGCTCCAGATTCATTAGCAGATTCGACAGAACCTAACCCTCTAGATGAAATCCCAAGTTTAATTCCAGCTTTAAACAATTCTTTTAATATATTACCTGCAGGTGTCCCTAAAACTTCAACAGTACCTACTAGATTATCACCTTCCCAGTGCATTTCAGTTACATTATGTGATGTGTTTTGTAAATTCACTACAGAGCTGTCTGGGTGATCTAACTCACCTAATGCTCTTTTTTGAGTAATGAAGTTATCTGTGTATTTACCAGCTTCCCTAACCAAAATCTTTCGAGGGTACACTCTACCGTTTTGATTTTTAGCATTAGCTCGTTGTAACACACCCTGAACCCTTAGAGGTCCTCCAACTTTAGCAGCCTCGTTAATTTGCTCGCGAGATACCTCGAATGGTAAATAATCGATTAACAATTGCTTTTTCATTTTGATTTCTCCATCATTATTTCTTTTTTTAAGTTTTCCATCACATATATCCAATAGTTGAGCTTAGATATCATGTAATTTTTATCAACGTCCTTATTCTGTATCTCAATATACCATCGTTTAAATAGCGTAGTGATACTAAAAAGGGTATCCATATAGGATTTCTTTTTATCTTGAAATGGCATAGGCTACCTAACGTAATTGGCTGACCTTATTAGCTAGTTTAACTAACCTCTCTCCTATTTTATGTAACGCCTTATGTGTATTTTTCCAATATGAATCAGGTGATACATCCATTTCATTTCTTAACCTAACACTCATACCCACTACTTTTTCCAATTCTACTAAACTTTTTTTAGCTTCCCTTATAGCAAGCCCAATCTTTTGTTTTGGGGATTTGCTATCATCATTTCTCCATTCGTGATACTTACCCTCAGTTACAGCTTCGACTTTCTTTTTTTTCTTTCTCTTACCAAAAACGTTTGGAGTTTCATATCCAGGCACTGCTGATGTGGTTGTGGCTTCATCTAACTCAAGCTGAATAAGTTCTTTAATCCATTTACGTAACATATCATTATTTACAGACATTTCTTAGCTCCTTAACTAGTTCGTAATACCGCATTAACTGCACAACGTGATTATCCTTTACGAGCTTACCTTTAGATATAGTATTAACTTGATTTATAGCCTCTACTAACTTAATCTTGATTATTTCATTATCAACTTTAGGTATAAACTTCTTTAAAATTGACTTTACATTAATAACTTCACTATCTATAAATTCACGCAATGAATTTGTATTGGATATGTTATTAATATATTCACTTAGCAAGTTACGTTGCATAGCATTGAGTGTTTTATACTTAGCGTTAAATTTATCTACCAATATTTGATATGTCAATAACCGTAGATCTTTATCTTCATGTTCTAATATACTAACTTGATCAATTAATGTTCTAGGTTTACGATGGGTGATATATTCTACTATGGAAAATTTACTTTCAGTCACCTTTACAGGATCAAACTCATCAGATGATGATTCTGATAAAAAATATTTATATATAGACGCATGCATTTTAAAATTTTGAATTCTTCCTCTAAAAAAATCATCTACATTATACGTTTCTTTAATTTGCTTAATCAGATTATATTTTTCTCTTCTGAGATTTAAATTTTTTAATTTCTGGCGCGATTTGATTACAGCATCTATTAAATGTTCAGCCTTACGCTCTGAATTAAAATTCTGCTCTAATAACACTTTATATAATTGCAATTCTTTGCCTAATTCTGTAGTTTCATTAAAATACTTTTTTAATAAACGTATCGATTGAGGATCATCATCCCCATTAATTACATCTACAGTTATCTGTCGCGTTAGAAGCTCAAACAAGATACCAGTATTCTTAATCTTATTATGCTTTAGTTGTCGAGTCATGTTTTATACTCCAATTTTTCTATACAATAGTTCATATATAAATATAAATTTTTTTTAAAATTAACCATTTGAAGATGATATTTCATTTTCATATTCATCTTTTAACTCATCAGCCTCATTTAACAATCCTATAGTAGCTGTAGCTAATTTTCCCATACTATTAACGATATCATCACGCTGCCGTTTGGACTTGTATACAGCTTCACGTTTCATTCCGTGTTTACCTATAGGGTCTTTTCCTCTAGCGCTACTCTCAGTATCATATTTAGGGGCTTCTTTCGGGCGACCTGCTCCAGGTTGACCTCCTGGGAGTGATCCTCCTTCAGGTCCGAGCTCATCACCAGTTCTATACATATCAGTTCGAGAGTCTATACCATCTTCACCAAAATCATCTGCACCGGAACTTCCCTGAGATGCTGGGTCTATCCCGTCTGATGATATAGCTTCATACCTGTATATTCGTTTTTGATCATCTACCACTTGCTTACGCATTTTAAGTTTATCGTCATCAGAAAATCCGAATATTTGATTGTATATAAACTCAGTCGATAGTAACTTATTATCAACCATACTAGATGCTAAGTCCACTTTAGATGACCATAGCTCTATTTTTTCCTGCTCGTATATTGTAGAAGGGCTTGTCAATCCTAATTCAAAATCAACAAGGTCTTGATCTGTATATCCTTGTGCATATAAATGAATTATAGCTATTTTAGTTAACTCACTAACGACTATTCGTTGAATACGCTCAATTGTTCTCGCAAATCGAACATCCTCTGCAGCTAGTGTTGCCTTAGCGTTCAATTCTTCTTCATAACCTAAAAATGCTTTGGGGATACGTAATGATGCTAACATTTTATTGCGTAAATATTCTATATCATCAATAGCGTTAAATTCTAAACCGCTCAAAGTTTCAACTTCCGTTCCACTATCACCACCACGAACTGGAAAGAAAAAATCTTCAGTTAGGTTTTGCATATTATATTTTAAATTATACTCACCAGTTTCTTGATCAACGATTGGTACCTTTTTCATTGTTGTAATAATCTTTTTCATATGACTATCAATTTCATGTGGTGGGATATTACCTATATCAACTTTAAATGACCGTTTTTCAGGCGCTCTCATAATGCGATGAATTAGCATGGCATCTTCCATAAGTGAAAGTTGCTTCCACACCTTTCGACCACTCTCGATCATTGATTTGCCATAAGGGATTAAGTTGGAATCTGATAGTAATCTGAAATGTGCTACTTCGAAGTTTTCCAACTCTTTACTAATAGTTGATGTATGTGCATGATGTCTGGTATTTCCTTGCTCAACTGTGAACTTAACGCTGTATGGGTTATCTGGGTCTAATCCTTCTATTCTATTAACATCATAAGCTGACATAGGGAATACATTAGTGACCCCATATTTATCACTAATATCTAACTGTAAGTAGAAATCACCATATTTACACATATTTCTAACCCACGGCCACAAGTTAAATTCGATATTCAACACATCGTAGAATAAATTATGCAATATATCATGTATATTGCTATTTTCAGACTTTATTTCTAGCACATTACCATATTCTGATTTCATAGTCGATTCATCTGCATAAATGTCAAGGGCTGACCCTATAATAGGGTCACTATCCATTTCCTCATAATCGTTAAATAGTGATATTCGTTGAGCTAACCTTAAAGTTTGATCTGAATATGCTGATGATCCTTGTAGATTCGAATACATTCGCGTAAATCTATCCGTAAGATTTCGCTGAGTGTTAGATTGTACACGATTCATATCAGCTACCTTTAACTTCTTACCACCAACATTTCGCACTATAACGTTTGTTGAAAATAGTCTAGCTAATCTCGACCGTATTGATTTTTTATTATCCATTATTACCTCTTATAAAAGCCATTCTAAACTTTCTTTAGTTTTACCATTATCCCATTGCCAATCACTTTGAGATTCTTCTCTTCCATTATATGCTGCTGTATTAGATGCTATATTAGACAATGATTGTTTTTGAAGCTCAATTCCTTGGGTTCTTAACCGAACGGCTGTGTCCCTAACCCATAGACCTATAGCTAAACTCATAACTAGATCATCATTATACCCAGACAACGCTTCCGCTCTAAAGTTCTTATATATAAATACTAACAACTCGTCAATTAATCGACTCGAATGTATAATAACTGACTTTTCTCTAAAATACTCTTCAAGTTTGGCGATAATTAGTGGTCTAGTCTTCGATGTCGTTGAGAATCCAGGAACCATTTTCTTTTCTTCTCTATTTATCTTATTATGTATCTGATTGTCTACATCTACATATTTTAAATCTTTGCTGGTGTAAAATAGATTAGGATAAGCTCTATCAATTACTTGTTGAATAGCAGCCCACCCTATATTATTATTCTCCATTACTAGTAGAGCATTATTATATTCAGTAGCCATATTTACACATAAATTACCAAACGATTTAGTGTCTATTTTTCCTTTATATTCTACAACTTGCTCTAATGTATCTATATCAATTATATGGAATGCTGAAAAATCAGTACCATCACCCCTACTAACATCTGCACTCAGAACATAAGTTTTAGTGTAATTAGGATGCCTCCATATCCACACATTACTATCCACTCCTCTTTTTTCTACAGGTTCCTCAATATACACATCCTTATATTCTTCCAATATAACACCATCAATCACAGATTGACCAGATGTTATAAATGAGCAATCACATTCTTGGGCTGCCATTGATGGACCTAGGATAACATCCTGTTGATCTCTCCACACTTGATCCCTATCGGGGTGTAATGACCAATGCAACCTAATAAAATTAAAATTATTAGCACCATCTTCTGCACCTACCCAAGTTTTATGGAACCAATTACCAACACCATTCGGTGTAGATAATGCAATACACTGACCACCTGTAGATAATGTACTTTGAGCTGCCGTCCAAATAGTATCAATCTTATCAATAAAAGCTGCTTCGTCTAAAATCAACAACGACAGTGCTTCTGAACGTCCACTATCTTCCCCACTCGCAACAGCTTTGATTTGTGATCCATTTTTATATCGTAATGATAATTTATTATCTTCTATACATGATTGTTGAAGCCAACTGGGTAGGTTGGTATGCATCACTCGAACCTTAGTCACTAAATTTTTCGCAGTATCTTGCTTAGTTGCTATTACAAGTATATTCTTATCACTACCAAATGTCATCATCCACAAAGCGTAACCTGCAGTTAACGTTGATAACCCTAGTTGCCTAGATTTTAGAATAACGTTATAATCATGCTTCATAAAATCATTTAAAGTTTTTTCTTGAAAGTCGAATAGTGTGAATGGTATCTTTCCTCGTATGGGGTGTTGAATGACACAGTATTTCTTCATGAAATATCCAGAATCTTTGGCACATTTTAGGTATTCATGCTTAATTACTTCTTTTAATTGCGCTTTTTTCACACTAAATCCTTCCAACAGCTTTGACGCTTATGTATAGAGTACCGAATCCGTATGTAAACCACAAATATCTATGATGATACCACTTAGGTTTAACTAAATCGATTTGAATATTGTACAATAACTCTCTATCGTGTAGTAACCTTATCTGAATGTCCTTTTCTGATATTAATGTCGAATCTAGTATTGATTGCATTTCTAATCTATTGACTAAGCTGTCAAGAATCCCTATTTGAATTGATTTTAAACTATCACTTCTTTGAAGATTGGATATTTTATTTGATATATTCAACACTTCAACATCAGTAAATGTATGTTGGGCATTTGCAACCGTAATTGACAATAATAATATTATAAAATATCTCACAATAACTCCATACTTATAATTAGTTACTTTTAGAAAATTTGCGTAAAAACTTCACAGCATCATCTACATCATCATTTTCAAACGTAGTCTCCATTTTGGATATTTGTTTTTTAGTGGTGGTCAATTTACGTTTGAGTTTTGTAATCTCTTTCTTATTAGTAGATTTATTAGTTTCAAGTTCTACTATCTTTTTTTCCACATTCTTTTCATCTTTCTTACTTTGTTTAATGACCTTCTTCAATTCTTTAACTTCAACGCTTTTTTTAGATGATGTAAATAACGCTAATATCCCAGCTATTGTTGAAAGTATAGTTATTATCCATTTAATTATCTTGTTCATTTGATTATCCTATTAAATCACTTCTCATTTGTTCCAAATGTTCAATTGCATCATCTGCTTGAGCTTTTACCTTATCGGTATTAATAGCATATCTTTCCTCATCGACAGTAACACCATCAGCTGCTGTCTGATTTAGAAATACAACGTCACTTTGCTCTCGCCATTCCATGATACCTTCAATTTGCTCGGATATCCATGATAATTTATTAGCCTT